GCGCCACGGCACAAGACTTCATCGAGTGGCTGCGCCCGCAAACGATCCTCGGTCGCTTCGGGACCGGTGGCGTTCCGTCGATGCGCTCGGTCATGTTCAACGTGCCGATGGTGCAGCAAACCGCGGGCGGCACCGGCTACTGGGTCGGCGAGGGCAAGGCAAAACCGTTGACCTCGTTTAACTTCGCGCGCCTGACGCTGCCTCCGCTCAAGGTCGCCAATATCTGTGTGCTGACAATGGAATCGATTCGATTCTCGTCACCCAAGTCCGACACGATTGTTCGCGATCAGTTGGCCGCCGCGCTGAAGGAACGATTGGACCTCGACTTCATCACGCCGTCGAAGACGGCGGTGGCTGGAGTCTCGCCGGCCTCGGTCACCAACGGTGCTCCCAGCATTGTGTCGTCGGGTGATGACGCCGACGCGGTTCGACTCGATATCCGATCCCTCATCGCAAAATACATGGCGGCCAACAATCCGCCGACCAGCGGTGTCTTCATCATGGGATCGACTGTTGCGGCGGCCTTGACCTCGATGACGAATCCGCTCGGGCAATCGGAATTCGCCGGCATGTCCATGACCGGCGGCGTGCTGTTCGGCTTCCCGGTGATCGCCAGCGATTACGCGCCGGCGGGCGTTGTCGTGCTGGTCAATGCTTCGGACATCTATCTGGCGGACGATGGTGAGATCACGATCGATTCCAGCAACGAGGCATCGCTCGAAATGTCCGATGCGCCGACAGGCTCATCGATCACACCGACCGCAACGCAGCTCGTCTCGATGTACCAAACAAACTCGGTCGCGATTCGTGCTGAAAGGGTAATCAACTGGTTGCGCCGACGCACGCAGTCGGTCGCGTATCTGACCAGCGTTGACTGGGGCGGACCCGTCCACACCGCCTAACAGCTCGCTGCCTGGGGGTGGGTGGCCTCCTCGCCCACCCCATTTTTTCGAATGGATAGCCGATGAAAATGCGCTCCTTGATGGCGATCAAGCCGCACAAGTACGGCACGCGGCACTTGACCGCCGGCGAACAATACGAGGCGCCGCCCCGGCACGCGATCGCGCTGGTCGCAGGCAAGAAGGCGCGGTTTGCCGACAAGGCGGCGCCGCTCAAAGCGAAGGCCGAAGTTGTCGTGGATGAACCCGCCGCTGCCGCCGCAGTTACCGACTTCGTGAAGCCTCAGACGATCGTCGGTCAGTTCGGTGGTGACGATGAGCCCGAAGCAACCATCGACAGCCTGCGGATGGAGGCCACGCAGCTCGGCATCGATGTCGATGGGCGCTGGGGCGTGGTCCGGCTGCAGCACGAGATTACACAGGCAAAACGCTGATGCGGATCTTCGGCCTGCCGATTCCGTTCACCGGCGAAAAGCGCAAGGCGCTGGCCTCGGTGCCGCAAGGCCGCGGCGGCTGGTATCCGATCATCCGCGAGCCGTTCGCCGGCGCCTGGCAGCGCAATCTTGAGATCAATGTCGACACCGTGGCGTCATTTCATGCGGACTTTGCCTGCAAAACTTTGATCGCACGCGATATCGCCAAGCTGCGGGTGAAGCTCGCCGAGAAGGACAAGAACGACATCTGGTCGGAGACCACCAACCCGGCCTTCAGCCCGGTGCTGCGCCGGCCCAATGATTATCAAACCCGGAATCAGTTCTGGGAATGCTGGTTGCTTTCGAAACTGGCGCGCGGCAATACCTATGTCCTCAAGGTGCGCGATAATCGCCAGGTGGTGACCGCGCTGCACGTGCTCGATCCGACGCGGGTGCAGCCGCTGGTCGCCGACGACGGCAGTGTGTTCTACCGCTTGAGCAGTGACAACCTGGCCGACATCGACGACATCATCGTGCCGGCGCGCGAAATTATCCACGATCGCTTTAACTGTTTATTTCACCCGCTGGTCGGTACGCCGCCGGTGTTCGCCTCGGGGCTCGCGTCGATGCTCGGCCTCAACGCGCAAAAAACCTCCGCGCTGCTGTTCGAGAATGCATCGGTGCCGGGCGGCATTCTCACAGCGCCCGGTGAAATCAGCGATGTGGAGGAAAAGCGGATCAAGGAGGAATGGGAGCTTCGCTTCTCGCGCGTAAATCTCGGTCGCGTCGCGGTTCTCAGCGGCGGAATGAAGTATGAGAAGATGTCGATCACGAACGTTGAGGCGCAAATGATCGAACAGCTGAAATGGTCGGCCGAGGTCGTTTGCAGCGTCTACCATGTGCCTCCCTACAAGGTCGGCGTCGGCGTGCTGCCGACCTACAACAACGTGCAAGCCCTTAACGTCGAGTATTATTCCCAAGCGCTGCAATCGCACATCGAGGAAATGGAGGAGCTGCTCGACGCCGCGCTCGGCATCGGCGTCGGCGAAGGTCTCGGCACCGAGTTCGACACCGACAATCTGCTGCGCATGGATACCGTGACCCAGGTCACCGCTATTCGCGATGCGGTCGGCGCCGGCGTGATGAGCCCGAACGAGGGCCGCGGCAAGCTCGACCTCAAGCCGGTCGACGGAGGGGCCTCACCGTATCTCCAGCAGCAAAATTATTCACTTTCCGCGCTCGCCAAACGCGACGCGCAGGCCGATCCGTTCGCGCCGGCCGCGCCGCCAGCACCGCCGCAGCCAGCCGCACAGGACAAGCCGGCCGAGCCGGCGCCGAAGCCCACTCCCGCCAAGAACATCGCGCAGCAATTCACGCAGGCATTGCAGGCCATACATCGCGAGGCCGCATGATGGACGACAACGACACCACCGAACTGATCACCGAACTGGCGAAAGGCATGGTGCCGTTCGTGCGCGACTACGTTGCCGAGGCTTTCACCAAGATCGTGCTGCCGCCCGAGCTCGCCGGCGAAGTCGCCAGTGCGGTGCGCCTGCTGCACGAGTCGCCGCCGCTCGAGCAACGAGAGCCCAGCAATTCGTAAATGTCGCAGCAGAAAATCAATATCGATGAGCTGCCGAACGATGATGCAATCCGTATCTCGTTCGACAAGTGTAATAAGAATTTCACCGAGCTTTATGACGATGTCGACGAGCTGAACGGCCGCATCGATCGCATTCCAATCGCCCCCGGCGGAGGCGCCGGCGGCGGAAGTGGCGATGGTGGCGGTGAGCAAGGCCCGCCCGGACCGGAGGGGCCGCCGGGGCCGCAAGGTGATGCCGGCCCAACTGGCGCGACGGGATCACCGGGACCGAAGGGCGATCCAGGCGACGTCGGAGCGCAAGGGCCGCAAGGTGACACCGGCGCGCAAGGATCGCCCGGCGCGACCGGTGCGCAAGGAGCGCCCGGAACACCCGGAATACAGGGGCCGCAGGGTGATGTGGGGCCGCAAGGGCCGCCTGGCGTTGTCTCGGCAACCGCGCCACTCAACTACAACAGCGGCACGCAGAACATCTCGATTGATCTTTCGGCCTATGCGACGCTCGCCTCGCCTGCGCTGACTGGCAATCCTACAGCGCCGACGCCAACCGCAGGAGACAATGATACCTCGATTGCGACCACGGCCTTCGTCAGCAACGCCATCACCGCGCTGGTCGGCACGGCAGGGCCGGGCGCCGATACGCTGGGCGAACTCGAAGATCAGATCCTGCTGACCAACACCGCTGTTGCCGCGCGGGCGCCGCTCGCCTCGCCGACCTTTACCGGCGATCCCAAGGCACCGACGCCGGCAACGGCCGATAACGATACCTCGATCGCGACCACCGCTTACGTTCAAGCAAATCTCGGCAGTTATCTGACGACGACTGCTGCCGCCGCAGGCTATCAGCCGCTCGATGCCGATCTGACTTCACTGGCCGGTGCCACCGGCACCAACACGATCTATTATCGCTCTGCCGCTAACACATGGTCTGCAGTCAACGTCAGCACCGGGTTGGCGTTTTCGGGCGGCAACCTGACCTCAACGGTGACTAGCGGGGCGCCAGTCGGTGCGGAGTACATCACCTCGACGGCCGACGCGACGCTGACCAGCGAGCGGGTGCTCACCGACACCGCCACGGTGACGTGGGATCGCACCACCACAGGCCAGATCAAGGCAAATGCGGTCGGCGGTTCTGCCACTCCCGTTCCGCCGCAGGGACGGCTGACGCTGCAGACCGCAACGCCCGTGATGATCACGACGCAGTCGGCCAAGACCACGATTTTTTACACGCCATATGTCGGCAATCAGATCGTGCTGTACAGCGGCGCAGCGATGGTGCCGACGACGTTTAGCGAGTTGTCCAACGTCACCACGGCTTCCTCGGTGGGCAGTGCCGGCCCGGCCGCGGTGGCGGCAAGCAGCGTGTATGACCTGTTTGTGTGGAGCAACGCCGGCACACCGACGCTCACGCGCGGGCCTGCCTGGACGAACGACACCACGCGCTCGGCTGGCACCGCGCTCACAATGGTCAATGGCGTATGGCTCAACAACGCCGCCATCACCAACGGTCCAGCGGCATCCAGGGGCACTTATGTCGGCACGGTGCGCAGCAATGCATCGTCCCAGATCGATTGGATTTACGGGGCGACCGCGAGCGGCGGAACGGCGGGCTTCCTCGGCGTCTGGAATGCCTACAATCGGCGCCAGGTCACATCGCGTTCGAGTAATAGCACAGATAGCTGGTCAATCGCCACTAGCGGCGCGTGGCAGAATAGCGATAGCTCCGCCGCGATGCGTTGCTCGTTCGTGATGGGGCTCGCGGAAGACGCTTATACTTCGACGTTCGGCGGCAGGCTTGATGGAGGAAGTACATCTTTTCATGGAATTGGCCTCAACAGTTCGACTGCTCCCGTGCCGGGGGCCACGGCCATGGGTTTTGGTGGGTTAAACGGATGGCCGGTCGCAATCTTAATGGGTGCTCCCGTTCTGGGCTTCAATTATGTCCAGGCGCTGGAATACACCACTACAGGCGTTAGCTCGGTTTTTTACGGCGACGACGGCGA